TTACTTTCAACTTGAAGTCCAGAGAATGAAATACTATAACTTTGATTTAATGGCCTTCCTGTTTTCCAACCTTTATTATCGGCTGTTGTAGTTTCAATCATATCTACTTGCTCAGTAAAAGAATTTTCTGTCAAACAAGCAATAGGTACTTTTATTCCTTCAACTAAAATATACAAAATTTGGGTGTCACCTAAATAAAAATTACTCATAAGTCAAAAGTACGAAATTTTGATTTAATATTTATTAAAGTTAAAATATTACCCTTTTATCGCAGGTTTTATAACGGTGTTGTCCGTTTCTAACTCCTTGTTATATGTAACATCTTGTGAAATATCATTATTATAAATTCGTTCAAACTCTGCTGAAATAACATTTAATGCTAAATCATAAGTCCATTTAGAAGTAATAAACTTATCCAAAGTAACCGGTTCGGCATCATTTCCAATATTGTCGATTGTTATAACTCCTAAATATGGAAAATACCCATAAATACCGCCAGAAAACTTTAATGCGTTTCCACTTGAAATTTGAAGCCTATCTGTAACCATCCATTGTAATAACTCATATTGGTTACTTGAATCAATTATATTGGTATTTATAAATCTTTTTGACCACCTCAAAGTATTATCAGTTGTAATATCCTCAATTCCCCCTACATAAACATCGGTTAAAGGATTATCACCTACATAAATATTGCCATCATCTTCTACAACTGCCGTAACTGTTCTATATTCTAACTCTTCTTTTCCTCTTGTAGCTGTATGGCTTTCCCCTTTTATTCCGTTATCGGGCTGTCTTATATTTACATCTGTTATTTTTATATATGTAGGAATCCCCTGTAAACGAAACCATTGTGGCAAATAAAAATGAACACTTATATCTCCTTCAATTGGTGTTGCTGATGTTGTTCCTTCAAAAGTCCAAGGTAAATCATTTACAGAACCACGAACAGTCCTGCGAACCATATTTATTTTTTCTTCTGAAAGATCAGTCCATCCGCCATCTTGCTTTAAATAGTAAACAGCACCCAAATCTCCTATTAATTTTATTTGTACAAATTGGCCAATAGTAATAAGGGTATTTGTTGGGCCTATTGCACCAGAAATATTTATTTCTAAACTTATGTTTTCTTGAACCCTTTGATTTGTGGTTGTTTTTAATGCTAAAAAATCATTATTTTGAGTTGTAGGCAACATCTGACCTATATAATATCCATTTGGATAACCGGGAGGATTTGAATCTATCAAATCAAAATTAAAAAAGGCACTTAATATAAAGTCATTATCTGTAATTTCCCAATAATCTATATCACCTTGATCGTTATTGAAGTAAACATTTTTATTTAAAACAATAGATTTTACTAAACCATATTCATAGATTACCTTATAAGCTCCCAAAGAAACATTGTAATACTTTTGTTGGTTTGCGTTTGCATGATGTGGATAATACCCATTTATTTGACTACCTAATAATTTAATCCTATTTGGTGATTCTTGAACTCCTGTTGTAACACCATTAAAATCATATTCGGTAAAAACCATTTGTGTTGCTTCCGAAAAATAATTTTCTAATCTTATAATATTCCACTTCCCATTTTCTTGTACTACATAAGCCCCATATTTTTTCAATATGCTCTCTAAAACTTCTTTTACTGTAAATACCGTATTACTCTTATCTGTATTTACGTATCTGTCCGCATTTACATAAGTATCGGTAATTGGTTTGTTTGTTAAAATTGGCCCATCTGAATTAGTTGTAAAATATAAATTGAAATCATAAAGTCTAAAGTCAATTTTACTCCCGGTTAATTGTAAACACCTTGCCAAAAGCAATAATTCGTTTTGTGGCCCAAAATATTGTTGTTTGTTACTATCTAAAAATTGTATATTATCTAAATATCCAAGTCCATCAATTGCCTGTATATTGATATACCAATAATCAGTAACAAAACTTTCCACAATTCCATCGGGTTTAATAAAACCTGTCCAAAATATATCCCCATTTCTATATAAAGTTACCGGAAGTTGGGCATCTCCTACTGTATTATATAAAAAACTGTAATAACTTGTGTCTAAAGAGGCTTCTAACTGCATATTAAGAGATGAACCCCTTAACATATCCATTGTATCGACTTTTGGATAATCTAATACGGCTGAACCCTGTACTTCTCTTATAAACGTTCCTTTGTAATTTGGATCACCTATATCTATTTTATATGGCACTCCTTCTGGATCGGTAAAATTAATTCTAAGTCTTATAGGGTTTGTTGACATTATCCTGCTGTGATTAATCCATTATCGACACCTGTTCTTAGGTCATTTCTTGAAGTATTATTTAACACTCCAATCAATTTACTTCCTGCAATTTCAAAAACAACTCTTCCTTCAAATCCACCCGATGAAGTTGATGAACTAAATCCTGTTGAACCTAAACCACCTCCTGCATTTGTACTTGCTCCGCTAACATTTCCACCGCCACCACCACTTGGAGCTATGTTCTTTGCCGAAGCACTAAAAGCACTTCCTAAAGCAATTAAAGCAATTCCTGCCCCTATGGCTACCGCAGGATTTAAAGATGACAAACCTAAATCTACTGCTAATATACCAATACCGACTTCTAAAACCATTTTACCAAATTGAGTTAACAAAGCACCCATTGAAGCTAATAAAGATTTTCCTGCCCCTTTTAATATATTTGTTCCATTAGCTAACCCCTCTCCAATTGCTTGACCAATTCCAGACAAAGCATTTACTAAACCATCGGTAATTACAAAACCTAAATCTTCATTTAATTGTTGTAATTCTGTTAAAACAATTTTACTATTTTTTTTTGTTATAGCCCCTACAATATTACCCTGTGCATCTGTTAATTTATTTACAGCATCATTATTTTTTTGAATAATTGCTTGTTCTGCTATGCCATATTCAGTATAAGCTATTTTCATTGCTACTCCGTTATCATCGGCTAATTTTAATTTTTTAGCCAATTGTAACTGAATTAGTCTTATTTCATCATCATATATTTGTTTTAATGTACTTTCAGTTTCAGCAAAAGAAGATGAATCTTTTAATGCCACCCTTAATTTTACGATAGCCAATTGTATATCTGCAATTTCAGAATCAATAAGGCTTGTATCAATTCCTGTTAAATCTTTTAATGTTTTTGGTTTTTTTGGTTCTGGATCTTTTAATAGCTGAACAATAGCCTTATATAATAATTGCGTTTTTTGTGTAGCAGTTTCAAGACTGTTTTCAAGTACTTCAATAGCGGATGTCCTACTTGCTATCTCTTCTGGCGAAGCCGGAACCATAACATTACCGCCTTGAAATCCAACGCTTGACTCTCTATTTACTTGTGTTTTGGCTATGGCTATTTCTGCTGCTAATCTTTGTTGTGCTGCCAAAGCTAACTGCAATTGAAAGGTAAGCTCCTTTTTTTGTTTACTTACGTTAGAATCTAAATTGCCCCCTTGTAGTTTTAGAACACTATTTTGTATTCTTAAAGTTTTTAATCTGTTTTTAGAAAATTCTTCTTGTTTTTCTTCAAGTTCTTTTATTTCTTTTGCCTTTTTTGCTGCATCATCAAAATAACCAATTATTTGTTTCCAATTAGCTATAACTTCACCTAAAAGAACAACTAAAATACCTATTCCGGTAGTAATTAAAGCACTTTTTGTTATCTTTAATTGTGCGTTAAATGCTTTCGTTGCTCCTATTACGGTTCTAAACTGTGTCGCTAATCCACCGGTGGCTTTATCTAATAAAGACATGGCACTATAACTTGTAAATAAATCTGTTATAGATTCTTTATTTGTAGCCTTATACTTTTGTTGTTGGTTATTTAAGTCTTTTAATGCAATTCTTTGATCTCCAATTGCCTCTTTTATGCCTATTATTTTTTTCTTTATTTTATCACCCTGTGGATTCCAGTCTGCATTTCCTGTGGCTACAAGTTGCCGTTCAAGATTTACAAGCTCTTTTTGAAATTCAAGGGTAATATCCTTTTGTTCTTGAATTACCGAGCTAAAATCTCCCATAGCATCGGCAAACTTATCTACATCTTTTCCTGCATTTTTTAAGCCTTGATTAAAACCATTGGATTTTAGTCCTAATTCTACAAAAAATTCATTATTTGAGGCCATTGAGTTTACTTTGTTTTAAATATCGTTCTTGGGCATTTTTAAACGCTTTTATTTGATCCTCCGTTAACCCACCTTTTTCTTCGCTATCATCTACAAATGGCAAAAGCATCATATCCATCGGTTTTTTAGGAATAGATTTAGGAGCTATATTAAACGCTCTTATGGCCCAATATGATACTGACCTATACTTGGCCCAATCCCATTGTTGTTGCCTCCGATATGCGTAAGCCCTTAAACTAAACTCAGCCATAGTCATATCATAAACTTCATCTAAAGTTTTAACTCCTAATTCGCCTAAAGCAAAAGAAACAAACTCAGCATTAAAGTTTACACTTTTGGCATCCTTACCTTTTTTTTTACTCCCTTCTCTTCTGGCAATTTAGCATTTAACGAATCTATTAAGGCCGTTCTAAAACTAACAACCGCAGACGAACTAACACCAACACCACCTTCATCAATCCACTCCATAACATCGTACTTTGTAAAATCCGCTTTTAAATCTTGTCGGAGATAACCATACAATAAGGAATAATACATTAATTCTGGTAAAACTTGAAAAGGATTTTTTAATAAATTATCCTCTAAAGTTCCTAAAGTATTATCGGTGTTTTCGATAAAAAGACCTAAGAAACCAATTCCAAAGTAAAACGTTCTCTTTTCCCCTCCGAAATCAATTTCGGCTTTTTTCTTGCTAATCATAATTTTCTGTTTTTAAAGTTTATGGTATTGGATCAACTAATACAATTGAACCCGAACCGCTTAAAGTAGCAGTAAAAGTACTATTTTCACCACCTGTTGGAGCATCTAAATTAAGGTCTGTAATAATTGCAGTACCATAATATTCAGTATTTGTAACTAAACCTGTTGAAATTCTCCAATTGGTAACTGTTCCTGCCATTTGCAATGCCAAAAGTGTATCGTGAGATTTTTTTGTAGTATCTCCACCTACTCCGGTATCAATATACAAACCATCTGCACTAATTGAATAATCAAATACTCCCGGAGTTTTGATTGTTTTACCCGGATCACATTTTGTAATTGTTTCGATAGTTGCCGTTGTGGTGCTTAAACTGTTTGAAGTTAAACAAGCCACAGGTAAATATCCAGATCCATCATGTACTGATAAGATGATTACATCACCTTTAATGAAAGTTTCTCCTGCCATTTTAATTTTATTTAATATTAATATTCAAAGTTAATCATTTTATTCGTAATTCCAATCGTAAGAATTTTCTATACAAAGTTCCGTTTGTTAAATTCGTAACTAAATCATTTTGAAAACTCATTAATTGATTGTCTACTGTCAAACCACTCGTTGCGTAATCCAAATCTAAATTGTTTTGTAGGGCCAATCTTAAAGCCTCTAAAACATTATCGGATAATAACCTACTTCCGGGATTAGAAACACCCATTACCAAATTGCAAACCTCCAAAAGAATGTCGCTCTCCCAAAAATTACTGCATTTATTATAAAGAACACTATTACTTTGAACGCTCATAACCACATAGGCCTCATTATTAGCCTTCGTAGTGGTGTATCGGGTATCATAGACTAAAATGGGTGTGCCATCTACAATAGTTCCGTTAAACGCATTGTAAACCGCTTTTCGTATATAAGGATCTGGTATGGTCTTGTTCATTCTAAATTAAAATCTTTAATTATTTGCGTTATGTTGTAAATTAATTCTTTTCGGCCTTCTTTATATGCAGGATATAAAAAAGGTTGTGGCATAATACCCTTTTTTAAAATACTCATAAAAATAGGATATGCCGCACTCTCTGGAATACCTTTCCTTATGCACCATTGCCGTATCTCTTCTAAACCATTATCCCAACTTTCACCTGTTGAACCTTTAAATTGGGCCGCAAACTGTGACCACTCACCCGGAACATCTACAAAAACACCTGTTCCAAATTCTACATAAGCCGCATAATCTTTATTTGAACCTATTTTGTAATCATTTTTTGTGATTTCTTCGGATGCAATGCTTTGTTTTAATCCACCCCTATCGACTGGTGATAAATCTTTTGCTATCCCTTCAACTGTAAATGCACTTGCTCTTAATTCTAATTGAGCCATTTTTACAGTCTTAGGCCCGGCCTTTTCCAATTTCTTAGATAAGTTTTTTAATTGCTTTATGTCAATTGTTACATTCACTCCAATATTAGGCTATTGCCATCTTGAACAACTAAATTGTTACCATTTTGTAAAACTAAACTCCTTACAATTTCATTGGTGTTTCCAATTCCAAAAGCAATTTTGGCAATTACAATTTGTTGAACGTTTTTAAACCCATTGGTTTTGACATCTAAAATGGAATAAATAATACCCCTATATTTTAATGTATGTATTTTTGGATTTATAGTAAAATTCTTATCGTACCTAAAAGTAAACTTTTGTGTATCTGTGAAATCGGTTATCCCGGCATCTGACTGATAAGAATTAGAGCCTACATCTTCAATATTGCACCATCTTTGAGTTACAACAATTGAACTAACTACATTACCCCCAAAACCATCGGGTGTAATATCACTTTGTAGTATTTCTACCCTCTTATTTGCTTTCCTTGCTTGAAACATACTAAAAAATAAATCTTCGTTCCTGTGCTAAAATACTCATTACACTTGTGGGAACATATCCTTTCATTACCGTTTCGCTCTCACTACCATAAAACCAGAGTTTTACAGTTTCTAAAACACAATATTTAAAAATGTCCTTTATTTGATCGGTGTTTGAGAAACCTATATTTGCTTCCAAACTTAATACTGTCTTATCTGTTTGAACATAAGTTGAATATAACTGGCTTTGTGTTACGGTGTACCCTTCTGTTTCAGTAATTGAAACTATTGGATTTGCATAAATACGTATAACCCCTTTTGAGTTAAATATGTAGGTTTTTGTTTGTGGTTTAAAATAGAATTGTGTGTAATTCTCTATCAGCTCACAGGCCGCATTTATCATTACGGTAATTTCTAAATCGCTTTCCGTTTGGGTATCCAATCGTAAATAGGTTTTGGCTTCGGCCAAAGTAACCCAATCAGTATAATTTGTAATTGTAGCCATTTACTATTTTTTCTCTATTTTAGTTTTCGGCCCTTTTTTATTCTCTTTAGGAGCTGCCTTTTTCTTAGGTTTTTCTAAATATAAAGATAAATCTTTTCGTGATCCGGTGTACAAATCCCCTTTGTGGTATTTCTTGTTTTCAATCCTACAAAAAAATGCGTGTATTACTTTCATAATATTATAGATTAATAAATTCCAAGTAAAAGTACAAAAAATAAAATAAAAAAAAGGGAATGGCTTTGTAGCTCCATTCCCTTAAAACAGAAATCATGATTAGCAACCATCATAATTAAATCAAAGATACAAAAAAAACCCTCTACAAATTAATGCAAAGGGTTTCTTAGAATAATAATCAACTAAATCAAATTCTTACTATACGGCTGTGAAATCTCCGTAAGTTAAAGCATCTGGTTGTTCAACTGTCAAAGTAACTTGTGCTTCTACACGAGCTGTAAGGTTGTTTTTTCTGAAGTTATCAGAATCATCTTCACTTACTGCAAATGTGAATCCTTCAGTTACAGGCTTTCTTACTCTTGACCAATCACCAACATAATATTTGTTAGCTGCTAACCAAGTTGCCATAACAACACGAACACCATTAATACGTAAAGTACCACCATCAAAAGTTACAATTCCCGGTAAACCATATCCTGCCCCGGTACTAACTTCTGTTACCATGATTGAGTACCAATCAGCAGGAGTTACTACAATATCGGTGGCCATAAAGTTCTTCGTAGCTAAATCAGCTAATTCACCTATAAGCATTTCGATTTTGTT